ATTGATCTAGAAATAGAACAAGGCTCGGAGCAAGAAATAACATCTCCTATGATGGACGGTGATGCGATGATGATGGAAGACGGATCAGCAATCGTGAACCCTGCAGAAGATGTATCAGAAGAAGGAGCATTTAACGCGAACCTTGCAGAACTTATTCCAAGTGATGAATTATCAGCTTTATCTAACGAATTAGTTAGTGACTACGAATATGATAAAGATGCTAGAGGCGACTGGCTTAAAACATATACCGAAGGACTAGACTTACTTGGATTTAAATACGAAGTAAGATCAAAACCTTTTGCTGGTGCAACAGGAGTAACACACCCATTACTAGCAGAAACAGTTACACAATTTCAAGCGCAAGCTTATAAAGAGTTACTACCTCCCGAAGGACCTATTCGTACACAAATAGTAGGTGATATAACACCAGAGGTTGAAGAGCAATCACAACGTGTTAAAGAATTTATGAACTATCAAATTAGTTATGAAATGGAAGAATATGATCAAGAACTTGATCAAATGTTATTTCATTTACCACTAGCAGGTAGTGCCTTTAAAAAAGTTTACTATGATGCTGTAAAAGGTAGAGCGGTTTCTAAATTTGTTCCAGCAGAAGATGTGGTTATGCCATATGTTTCAACGGACATGGAATCTTGTGAACGTGTTACACATGTTGTTAAGACAATGGGTAACGAGTTACGTAAAAAACAAGTAAGCGGAATGTACCGCGATATTGAAGTATCAATGTCACAAGCAGATAAAAATGAAGCTGGAGAAAAGTACGATGAATTAGATGGTATTACTGCTACACAAAATGCAGAGGACATAGTACTTCTAGAGTTTCATTGCGATTTGGACATACCGGGATTCGAAGATAAGAACTCGCAAACAGGAGAACCTACTGGTATAAAACTACCTTATGTTGTTACTGTTGACGAAGGTTCCGGAGAAGTTTTATCTATATATAGGAATTACAATGAAACAGATCCCCTTCGTAAAAAGATACAATACTTTGTTCACTATAAGTTTTTACCCGGCCTTGGTTTTTATGGCTTTGGTCTTATCCACATGCTCGGCGGGTTATCAAGAACTGCAACGTCAGCCCTACGTCAACTTATTGACGCAGGTACGTTGTCCAATCTCCCTGCAGGATTTAAAGCAAGAGGGCTGCGCGTTAGAGACGACGATCAACCCCTCCAACCCGGAGAATTTAGGGATGTAGATGCACCGGGAGGCGCGATCCGCGAATCCCTAATGTTGATACCTTATAAAGAACCAAGTGCGACTCTTTTCCAACTACTAGGATTTGTTGTTGATGCAGGCAGAAAGTTTGCTGCTATTGCTGATAACAAAATGGGCGAAGGCTCACAAGCAAATCCAGTGGGCACAACAATGGCAATCATGGAACGCGGCACGAAAGTGATGAACGCTATACATAAACGATTACATTACGCACAAAAAGTTGAATTTAAATTACTATCACGAGTCTTTGCTGAAAGTTTACCTGCTGAGTATCCTTATGCTGTTAGAGGTGGAAATCGAGTTATTAAACAACAAGACTTTGATGAGCGCGTCGATATACTTCCCGTTTCTGATCCGAATATTTTTTCTATGTCTCAGCGGGTAACGCTGGCACAAACTCAAATGCAAATGGCAACTTCTAATCCGCAAATGCACAACATGCATGAAGCGTACAGACGTATGTATGAAGCACTGGGTGTAAGGGATATTGATAAGATATTAACACGTCCTCAACAACCACAACCGGAAGATCCGGGAATGGAGAATTCTAAATCATTACAAATGATGAAGCTACAAGCATTCCAAGGACAAAATCACAAAGCACATATTGATGCACATCAAGCCTTTATGTCATCAATGTTAGTAAAAAATAATCCTCCTACAATGGGAATATTACAATCACATATATCTGAACATTTGTCATTTATGGCGAGAGAAGAAATTATGGAAAAAAACAAACAAGAAATGGAAGAGCAAGCAGCACAATTTGGTGGACAGATACCACAAGAACTACAACAACAATTCCAAATGGAAATAGAAAATCAAGTTGCAGAAAAAATTGTAGAAATGACAGAGGCTTTAGTGGCAGAAGAACAAGAATATCTTGATTCACAAAACTCTGATCCATTAATTGATTTAAAACAACAAGAACTAAATATTCGTTCACAAGAAATACAACAAAATAAACTTCTTGCTGAAGAAAAATTAGATCTAGATGTTGAGAAACTTAATTTTGAAGGTGAAAAACTACAACAAAAAGATGATATGGACAAAGAAAAGTTACAAAGCCAAGAAGATCAAGCAGATCTAAGAGCAGAAGTAACTTTAGCAGGTCAAAGAGGGCGTGATGGGAGTAGATAAAAGAATAGCAAGACTACTTGCAAAGAAATATAAGAAAAAATTTGGTACTAGAGTTGGTGATCCAAGTAGTATAAGAAAACAATTAGCAAAAGGTACTAGTGTATCTCAATACATGGCAAAAGACGGAGGCTACATTGAAAAAAAAGGTAAAAAAGTTGTTAAAAAAAGAAAAATTACCAAAAAAAAGTAGTCCAAAAGCAATTTTAGATGAAGTATTTGCTTTTGCGGACCAACATCCGCAAGACCCAATGGCACTTAGTGCATCATTAATGGTTGTAGCAAAAACAATTTATCTAAATATATTAGGACCAGAACAAACGCAAGATATGATTCATGCTTTTGCAGAAGGTTTAGAAAACCACGATTATGAACGGGCAACGTTACACTAATGGCTCTTTGTAGGCATTGTAAACACGAATGTCACCATGGTAATGGCGGTAAATGCCATTGTGGTTGCTTAAACTGTGAACATGATATAAAAGAAGCATTAAATAAACTTGATGAAGTTATGAGTCCAACAAAAGAAGTTGAGTTTGAAGCAGATTTTGACTTGACTGAACACTAGGAGGAAAAATGAATTTAATTAAAGATCTATGGGCACACCTAAAAGAATGGAGTGACTGGAAAATGAAAGACTGGATCAAGGCGGCTATTGTCGCAGTGGTCGTAATCATAATAATTGGAGCAATCTAATTTATGGTTTGGCAATTATTAGCTAAACCTCTTCTTGGCGTCGTTGCAGACGGCGTCAAGGGTTTTATTAATACAAAAAAAGCAAAAGCAGAATTAAAACTTACAGAAGTTAAAGCAGCAACTAAATTAAAAGAAGATCAGATCGCTGGTAAAGTAGCATGGGAAGCATCAGCCGTAGACCAAATGAAAGGGTCGTGGAAAGACGAAGCAATTTTAATTTGCCTACTGGCGCCCGCAACATTAGTTTTTTTCCCCGGAATGACGGAACATATTCACAAAGGCTTTATTGCCTTGCAATCACTTCCGGATTATTATAAACACCTCTTATATATAGCCTGCTCAGCAAGCTTCGGCATTAAGGGCGCGAAAGGAGCTGTAGGTTTATTTAAGAAGAAATAACTTATGGATTCAATAGTATTAGCGGAAAAAATATTTCGTATAATTAGGACTAGACAAACCCAAATAACTGAGATAATAGTTCACAATCAAGTAAAAGATTGGAATGATTATCAAAATCATTTAGGACAATTAGATACTTTAAATTACATTGAACAGGAACTCTCGGACCTGCTAAAGAAACAGGAGCAAAATGACTGACTTAATACTACCGACGCATGTGGCTAAAGCTCGTGCATCACAAAAGAAAAAAGAAGAAACACAAAACACAGTTCCAGAAAAAGGAAAATTACCAGAGCCAACAGGTTGGCGTATTTTAGTTTTGCCACATAGAGGCAAGGGTAAGACAAAAGGTGGTGTAATACTTTCTGATAAAACTGTTGAAGAATCTCAAATTGCAACCAATGTTGGTCTTGTGCTCAGAGTTGGCCCAGATGCGTATAGCGATAAAGATCGTTTTCCAAATGGTTCATGGTGCAAGGAAAAAGATTGGGTAATATTTGCTCGATACGCTGGTTCACGCCTTAATATAGAGGGTGGAGAACTACGCTTACTAAATGATGATGAAATTCTAGGTGTCATTGATGATCCCGAAAGTATCTTGTCGCCAGTAACACATTAACATGAAAAGGAAATCATGCCCGAAGTGCAAGAAACATTAATAGAAGCAACTACACCAATGGTCGATATAGATACAACAGGAAACTCTGTTGATATTGAATTAGATGATTCTAAAGCTAATACAAAAGAAGTTGAAACAAAAGAGCAACCTATTGTAGAAGTTAAAGAAGTTAAAGATGAAAAAGATGAACGCGAAGAGTATAGTGAAGGTGTCAAAAAACGTATTGATAGATTAACTTATAAAATTCGTGAATCAGAACGCAGAGAAAAAGAAGCCCTTAGCTTTGCAGAGCAAGTTAAAAGTGAACGAGATCAGTTACAAACTAAATTTAATACATTAGATGATGGTTATGTTAACGAGTTTGCCGGTCGTGTTAAATCAGAGCTAGAAACAGCTAAATCAGCTTTAAAGTTAGCGGTTTCAGCAGGTGATGTCGATGCACAAGTTAATGCAAATCAAGCACTAGCTAGACTAGCTATTGAGCAAGAACGTATAAATGCTACAGAACAACAAAGAAAATTATATGAAACTTCTCAAGAAAATGCTGGACAGGTAGTACAACAACCTGTACAAAGTAATGTACAACAACCACAAGCTGCTCCACCGGATCCAAAAGCGGAAGCATGGGCCAATAAAAATGAGTGGTTTGGTAAAGATGAAGCTATGACGTATACTTCGTTTGGTATTCACAAGAAACTTGTGGAGGAAGAAGGATTTAATCCTACGACCGATGAATACTACGAAGAAATTGACAGAAGACTTCGGAATGAATTTCCCCATAAGTTCGCTGAAGGGGGACAAGTCCAAGGAAGCAACAAGCCCGTTCAAACTGTTGCATCCGCACAAAGGACCACAAGATCTGGACGCAAAACAGTGAGACTCACGCCATCTCAAGTAGCAATAGCTAAAAAATTAGGTGTGCCACTAGAAGAATATGCGAAATACGTGAAGGAGTAATGCATATGAATAAAATTGATGAAAATAAGACTCCACGCGCTGCTCTATCCCGCGAGAAAACGACTCGTAGGAAACCATGGGCACCCCCGTCATCCCTTGACGCACCTCCTGCACCCGATGGGTACAAATACAGGTGGATACGCGCTGAAACTCTAGGTCAATCAGACACTAAAAATTTGAATGCTAGACTAAGAGAAGGTTTCGAACTCGTAAGATCAGATTCCGGCGATCAATATCCAACAATACAGGAAGGCAAATACCAAGGTGTAATAGGAGTTGGTGGTTTATTACTGGCTAAAATTCCACAAGAAATTGTTGAAGAACGTATGGCTTATTTCGCGCAACAAACGCGAGACAAAGAAGAAGCGATCGCAAACGATTTATTAAAGGAAGAACACCCCAGTATGCCGATCTCTAAAGCAGATAGGCAATCTCGTGTAACCTTCGGTGGTAACCGAAAAAATTAATTTTAGTTTTTTCTCCATCGAATAATAAATTTAACCCTTTAAAAAGGAAATAAAAATGGCAAACCAAGACGCAGCTTTCGGGTTCAGACCCGTAAGACATCTTAGTGGTGGAGAACTTCGTACGAACGAATACAAAATTGCCAATAACTACGGAACATCAATCTTCCAAGGTTCACCTGTACTGGCTGTCGCAGCCGGTGGAATTGAATCTTGTGCAGCGGGTAACGTAGTATTGGGTGTTTTTGCAGGATGTTTTTTTACGGATCCTACTACTAGCAAACCAACATTTAGCAACCATTATCCAGCAAGTACTGCTGCAGATGATATTGTTGCTTTTGTTTACGACGATCCAAGAATCGTCTTTGAAGCTCAACATGACGGAACTGGAACTGCTGCTATGAATTTTAGTGGTTTTGATTTAGTCGGAGTTAGTGGAAGCACTACAACTGGAAGATCTTCTTCTGAGTTAGACACTTCTTCAAGCACCACGTCTGGGCAATTTAAACAAATTGGTATCTCAAAAGATCCGAACAATAGTGATGTTGCTACTGCAAATTGCAATGCTTACGTTGTTCCGAACACTGGCGAGCATACTCATTTACTAACCACTGCAATATAGCATAGGAGACTTATATGGCGATTTCTAGATCACAACTGGTCAAAGAACTTGAACCGGGCCTCAATGCTTTGTTCGGGTTAGAGTATGACCGATACGAAAACCAACACACTCAAATCTTCGATACAGAAAATTCTGATCGTGCATTTGAAGAAGAAGTAATGCTATCCGGTTTCGGTACAGCGCAAGTAAAACCAGAAGGCGGATCAGTTAATTTTGATGACGCGACTGAGTCTTTCACT